AGCATAAAAGTTGTGTGAGGCCGTACGCACATAGAATAAAGATTACAAGGCTTTCAAGTACGGGCCACATTATAACGTGGGCTCCCATTACATTCTATAGCGAAGTGGAATGTAATAATATCCAGGTACCATCGCACCCTTCTCGGCCTGCTGAGGTACTTCTCCAAGCTCTGTCGAGTCTCGATCGGAGGGGGCGGTAAAGTACTGCTCTAGATTCTTTTCATAGGTCTCGGCAGTCTTCATGGCATCCGCTTCGTCAGCAATAAATTCGGCTATGACAAAAACGGCCGCCTGCATTCCATTGGCGTGCTTGCTTTCGGGGATGATACCTTCTAGGGAACTAAAAATATTGCCTCCCTGGACGCTTGCGCGGTCAACAACCCCCTTGTCGCTAAGAAAATCGAAAAGACGTGTTTGGGTATTATAGCACTCCTCAACGGATTGGCTCTTTGGAAAAGCCATCAACTTGCTGCTTTCCGGAAGAAGCACAATATCAATTAGATCGTGGTCCATAATCAGAAGGTTGCCTTCTAATGTACGGCGCGCCTGTAGTTCGACGTGAGCCTGGGGACCTCCAACCTTAATATTAATCATTGGATTTTATTTCTCGTACGAGTTCTTGAATCTTTAATACTTTGGAGATAACTTCTTCAGTAGGCGCGGCGGCCTTAAAGCCGTCTAGGGTTTCAATTACTTCTTTGGTCTTTTCAATCATAATATCGTCGGTATATATTTCTTCCATTTTTAGGGAAGCGTTGATTTCTTTCTTTAAGCGCCCGATTTCTTCATTTAAATATAACTTTAGTTCGAGGCCATTGTCCGCAAAGGATGCAATATATTTTCCGAGCAAATCCTTTTGTTCCGTAAGCAGTGTCGTATATTGCTCGTTGAACTTTTTAACAAACGATTTATAAACGATATTATCGATAGACTGAAGCTTATTCTCCTCGATCTTTTGGGGAGAGTGCATCATCTTAATGAGAAGGTCTTCTTGAAGCACTCTTTGTTTGATCGGCGTGCTAGGATTAAATATTGACGCAATGGTTGCTAACGATTTAAAGTTGGGAACAAACGTATCCCACGCATCTTGCGAAAGAGTCTTATTGATTTTATTAATAATCCTGGTTTGGGCATCAAATACTCTCTTTCCATCTAGCTGCGATTGCGCGCCTTTTGTCTCGTGCAAAAGCTTCGCGGCGACGTGTAGTTCTAGATCCGTCGTCTCCAGCAAAGTGACGTAGCACTCCAGTTCCTTACGTAAGAGGGTCTGCGATCCAAAAGCCTCCCTGATAAGGCCAGAGACGAATCTCTTTTGGTCACCCTTCTTCTCAACAATAGATTTGGTGAGCTCTTTGACCAACACTTCATATAAAAATGCGGTGTTTCTTTTTTTATTGTGTTTTACTCTCACTGATCTTGGTCTCCGCTTCTTTTGATTCGAGTTCTGTAATTAGCCTACGAATGTCTTTGGTATTCTCCAGTAGTTTTACTTCATCCGCATCAGTATAAGTAGATTCATATTCCTCATAAAGTGCATTGATATTTAAAAGCTTGCTCCCAGGAAAGACATCGCGGCGCGATGTACGTGGTCTAGTCTTTAACTTGCGAGTCGTGGGGCCCGCCTTGTTGGTTTTTCGCGTATCATCCTTTTTGGAATAATGTCTCTTCCCTTTAGCTTGTGGCTCTAAGCTGGCTGGAGTAGGATTATCTTCTCGTCGGGCTGGTGCTGCGAGGAGAGATGATTCTTCCCCTCCCGCCTCTGGTGCTTCCGTTCCGGCTTCCCCGCCGAGTTCCCCGCCGAGTTCCCCGCCAAGCTCTTCGCCTCCTAGATCGCCTCCTAGATCGCCTCCTAGATCGCCTCCTAGATCGCCTCCTAGGCCGCCGGCTGCGGCATCGGCCGCGGCGCCTTCGGTGACGGCATCAAGCGCGGCTTGATACTTCCTATCATAGAAAGCTTCACGCTGATTGCGCAAAAACTCTTCATCGGTCATGCGTAAAATATTCTTTGCAATCCAGTTCTTGCTGAACATACCTTCTACTACGTTGTTTGCAAGATCAAACTTGGTGCGAATATGCTCTATTTCTTGTAGTTCCGCCAGCTTCGATGGATTGTTTAGGGTTATCTTAAACGAAATTAGGTCTTGTCCTCGATACCCCAACGTATACAAGTGCACCACAGCAATCTTCTCTAGCTCCGAAAGAAGCGCTCTCTGCAGTCTTTGAATCGTACGTGAAAAACGAATATCCTTTTGGGCCAGTGTAGTATCCCCTTCCCCGGTACCCTCAGTCATAGTAAGATATGCCTGGGGGATCTTAATGGCCGAGAAGAGCTTATCTCGAATATACTTCACATCGTCTATGTCGTTAAGTTGCGAGGCCCCTGCAAGGGTGCTTATATCTGACCCCACGCCGCCGCGGATAGGAATAAAGTAATCCTCCTCAACCGAGAGGGGATTATAACGCAGGTCAACGCGGCCGCTACTTGCGTCCACAAGCGAGTTTCTTTTTAAAGAGGTCTTCACCTTCTCCATATATTGCTCCACATCCTGCGGGGGGATGTTGCCAACGTCGATCTTAAACATGCGACGCTCCGGGGCGCGCACAACACGATACGCTAGCATTGCGTCTTCAATTAAAACAAGCTGTCGCCAAATGCGGCGCGCAGGATCAAGGACTGAAGTTCCGTAGGGGGCATTCTTGTCGTTGCCTAAGATTCTAAAGTGTGCACACTGCCAGTTCTCAAAGGTCATATTGGCCGAGTTCCACTGATACTGTACATAGTTAGGGTTCGTGGGATCCTGTCCTTCTAGTCTTTCGACCTCGTTGGAGGGCAGCCCGATTACGCTTTTAACTCCCAATACCTCGTCAATGTCTAAATAGAGGAAGAAGTCTCCATACTTACACATCGTTCGTGCCCACCCGAAACAGTTAAACTCAATATTAAGTGCGTCGTAAAAGAGTGCCTCGAGGATGGTTTTAATCTCATCATTGCGACAGTCGATTTTAACAAGCTTATTGTACTCGTTAGATGTCGTCATCTCGTCCGCATAAATGTCTAGGGCCGAAGCAATCTCAGGCATATACTCCATCTGATCAAAATCAATATAACGCTCACTGCGGTTTTGGTTCCGCATCGCCGCGGACGTAAGCATGTTATAGTTGCGCGAGAGGTTGTCAGCAGAGCGCTTGAACTGCTGTCCGCTAAGGCTCTTAAAACGATACTGGTATTTATCCAGTGCCGATCGACGTTCTTCACGTGTGAACTGGGCCCGGTAGTTAATAAGTGGCCCGGCAAAAAGTCGGGTTAGTCTCTTAAAGAGGGGTGACGCAGGGTTGCGTGGGTTGTTACGGTCGTTGGGGTCAGCCATTTATTTATCCTTTAATAATTCCTAAGTATTGCTCATTAAACTCTTGAGCTTTTTCTACTCGCCTCTCTTCAGTGTGGCGCTTGTGACCCAGCATCCCGGGCACCGTAACGGCCATCTTCTTTGAAGAAGTAGAGATAGACGACAGAGCATTTCTATTGTATTCTACTAGTTTTTGGTTCTCTACCAATACTGTATCTCTTACCCAACAGCCGATCGCGAACGACATCACCAGGTCGTCATTGTATGATCTCATTGCTTGGGCGCGCCCATTGTGCCAAATAAATGTTTTCATCTCTGATAACAACCGATTAGAGTTAATCTTAATTAGTTTGTTTCTCATAAACTCTTCCATCTTGGCTATTACCAAAGGCCTTGTTTTTGAAGAGGTAGTAAATCCGGGCACCACGTTGGCCATCCACTGGGCCTGAACCGGGTCGACATATGCATGAGAGGATTTCGTAGAATGATATATGTTATTATATCCTTTGTCTTTAAGTTTATTAAGGACAGCGAAGCCTATATTATTGTTTTCCGCCACAATCATACACGTGCCGTATTCTTTTCCTGCACTATAAAGCATATCAGCATAATCATCAGGATTTGGTTTTCCAATATACTCTGCTACTATCTCTAAGGTGTCTAGTTTAAAAACATGAAATGCCGAATTGTCTTGTCCGTCCCCCCGCGCAATATCAGCCGCGAGCAGATACGAGCCTCCCTCTTGATATTCTTCCCAAATCCAATAGTTGCGATCGAAGCCACTTCGGTACTTCGGCTCGCCGATGTTTTCCAGGTAATGTATAATGTCGTCAGGGTGAATCACCGTCTCACCTGACACATTAAAGTTGCATTCAAGCTCTTGAGCAATCTGGCGCCCTGACATATTCTGGGTTTCTTTTTCATACCACAACTGGTCGCGATCCGGATGGACGTCCCACATTAAAGTGGTCATATTAAACGCATTGGTTCCCGCCTCGGCCTCCACGCACGTTTTGTGAAACCAGTTACCAACGCCGTTGGGTGTTGAAAGAGCTATGCACCGACCACCCGTTGACAACGTGGGATACAGAGCGGTCCACAGTTCATCGAGGGCCTCAACGTGAGCCGCCTCGTCAATAACAAGAAGCGACAACGCTTCAGAACGACCAGCGTCTGCTGAGGTCGAGGAAGCTTTAATCTGTGATCCATTGGTGAGTTCGAACGAAGTTCGGTTATCGATATGAATCTCCGAGATTCTCATCCACGGCGGTAACTGCTTCATGATCTTCTTCACCTTGCGTACCAGATTGGTCGCCGTTTGAAGCTTGGTAGCTACAACTAAAATGTTTTTATCGCGATGAAACAGCATCAGCCACACAACATATGCTGCCGTAATGGTAGAAATGCCAAGCTGTCGTGCTTTTAAAACTACGTTAAAGCGATAATCGTTAAAATCTTTTAAGAGATCGTCCTGAAAATCATACGTCTTAAACGGAATCTGCCCTCGTTGGGGGTGGGATATCTTACAATAGCTCGTAATAAAGTGGACCGGGTCTTTGCCGGATTTCACTACCTCTTTCAGAATCTCCTGCTTAGTAGGCTGATATCCCATGACACCTGTTTATTTACCTTTGCGGGTGTCGTTCTTGGGGCGCTTGTTGCCCGGGCCAAGGGCTAACCAATCTCGGACGGCCTTGTCAAGGCGATCATCTGAGGATCCTTTTTCGACCTCCGTGACGTCTCCAATGCCCCCAATCTTATAGTTGCACATGGCGCGCACGTCTGTCCGATAGTTAGAGAGTTTCTGGACAAGAACCTCCGCCTCTCCCTCTTTGGTGAGCGTCAGGGAATCGCCGGTAATCTTCTTGTATTCTTTCTTAAGGAAGGAGGCTATCTCGGCCAACATAGAAACCATCTCATCCTCAAAGCCACCCTTCGTTACTTCTTGCAGTCGAGTCTCCGAGCTATAAACGATTCGTAAAAATGGTCCATTAAACTGGATTTTAAATCCGTCGGCGACACGGCGATCATTGATGAGGTGCCCCTCTTCTCGCTTGAGTCCTACCTTCCGCGCTTCACCGTCTGCATTGAGAGAGGCTTCGTGTGAGCCGTCATAAGCGTTGGCAGCTGCCTGCGCGATTCCTTGAATAATTTCTAGTGTTGTTGCCATTATTTATTTTCCTTATTGGGCCTCCAGCCAGTGAGCCATCTTTCTTCTCTATTTTCTACCCATTGAATGTAGCACTTGCGACAACATTGATATTTATTCATATACAAGTTGTCATCCACATTAAATGAATATTTCTCACAAACCGGACAGTCCCGATTTGCATCTCTACTAAGTAGTTTTTTGTTTATTAAAAATCCGTCTTGTTCTACTTTCTCAAGATGCGCTTCGCTTTTCCGTAGTTTTTCGGCTAGCTCTTTGGATTGTTGGATGTATTCTTGCTCTTTGTCCTCGTCCCAAAACTTGCGTGGATTATCTACGGCTTCGACTCCATACTTCTGGGCGATAGCCTTCTCCAGTTTGGGAATATAGTTGGGGTCTTTGTCGGTCATAAGGTCTTAAACCTTAAAACCATAGAACTGGGAATACTGATATTGATCATCCGAATGGCCGAAGATCTGTTCTGTGGCTGCTGCAGCATCTACATAGTACACCTGTGCACAGACAGTATCCCCCCCTCTCAGGCTGAGTAGTATAGACCCATCCGCTGTAAAGTCTCCATTGGCGTTAGCCGTGGTGGTGGGGGCGCCGACGCGGTAGCGTTGTTCGGTTGCCAATCCCTCATTTTTAAGAAAACCTTGAATAACCGCGTTCGGTGCCACAATGGTCGCTGCCATATTATACCACAGAACTCCCGAATAAAAATGATATATACCGGCGAATGGGGCGGTAAAAGTATAGGTACTTGTATTATATCCCGCTCCAGTAAAGGTCTCGGTATCGGCTTGCATGGTAGTCCAAGTACTATTTGATATAGTTTGGGTCCCGGTCATCCTCGCACTAAACGACACTGATGAGAAGTATTTCTTAAGAAAGTATAGTAACCTGCTTCTTGATCCAACCTCTGGTATGCTCACTTTACTATCTCCGTTGACAACGCAAAGATTCCCAATGATGTTACTGTTCCAATACCAAAGCCAAGAGCCACAAGCCACGGGGCTGTAGAGGGCTTTTGCTTCATTACCAGGTCATAAAGTCTATCATTCTCTGTTGTTTTAAGAATCATCATCTGTTCGTGTCGAGATTCCCACGACCTTATCTCTATGTCCTTATAGGATAACTGTAAATTAAGTCTCTCTTCTTGTAGGTGAAGCTCATATCCTATGCGCAAGTCACACTCCGCATCCTCAAACTTCTTATCAACTGCTATCTTTGCTGCAGCAGGCACAGAAAAGAAAACCCCGTCAAAGGGAGCAGGTTCTCCTTTTTTCAAAGAGATAACATCATATGTCGGCTGCTCCTCTGACGGGGCCTCTTCCCCCTCCCCAAAAGCATAGGAAGGAAGCAAGAGATTAAAAACGATTAATAAAGATAATATCTTTCTAACCACGTTCTAACCCATATAGATCTGCAAGCTCTTTCGCCAGCCTGTCAGGATCATTATAACTCTCATCAATAAGTTTTTTAAGTTCCTTCTTCTTCGCCGTATTCAAAGTTTCATTACGTTTAGCATATTCTTCTTCGAGAGCTTTTAAATTTTCATTATATGCTTCGAGGGCTTTAATCTTTTCTTCACCTTCTTTCTTGTGAGTGTCATTAAGAATCTCTATTTCTTTCTTATAACTCTCACGCTGACCCTCAAAGGCGTCTATCACCGCAGTCATAAACGCAGCGTTT